GCAGCCTTCCTTTGCGTCTTCGCTTCGCTCCGACGCGTACTGTACTGGGCCTGTACAGGATGATGAGCGTCTATCTAGCGTCTATCTAGCGTCCATCTAGCGCCTCGTCTCCCGCCGCTTGCGCGCCCGGTAGGCCCTCACCCGCGCCCGCTCGGCCGCCTTCTGCTCGGGCGTGCCGTGGACCCGGGTCCAGTTGGCATCGAGGGGGCGGCCCTTCCTCGGCCTGACCGGGTAAGGCCACGGCGCGGGGGGCGGGTCGCCCGGGAGGGGGGTTTGGGCGCGCCACGCCCAGTCGGGCTCGAAAGGCACCTCCTCGACGGTGGCGTAGGGGTTGTCCGGGTGGCCGAAGGGGAGGAGGTCGGCCCCGTCCCAGATGCCGACGGGGGCGCGCGTCGCCTCGTCGTAGGCGAGGACCGGCATCCACCAGCCCCACCAGTCGCCCTCGGGCTTGAAGGCGACGTGGAGGCGGCGCGAGGCGGTCAGGCGGCGGACCGTGAAGGTGCCGAAGCCCGTGACGCGGGTGGAGCGGCGGTTGCGGACGGCGGTGGCGAGGACGGTGCAGAGCGTCTGATAGACGACCCACGCGGTGTCGCGGTCGAGGGCGGCGGCGAGCTCGATGGCGGAGACGAGGTCGGCGGCCGTGAGGGCGGGCGCAGGGTGCGTGCGGGCGGCGGCGCGGATCCACGACTGGCGCCGGGGGGAGGCGGCGCCGGGGTGGGTCTGGAGGAAGGTGTCGAGGTCAGGCACCGCAGCTGTCGACGCGATCCGCACGACCTACGCGGCTGGTGGTATCTCGCAGGCGGCCTTGGCGAAGCAGTACGGCGTCTCCCAATCCCACATAGCACGTATACTCGCACGGCGTCAACGTAACCAAGGTTAGGCGTTGCGCGAGGGCTCGCTCTCTGAGACCGTTTCGCGCGGAGCGCCAAATTGGTCTGTTTTCGTCTCTCTTTGTGGCATATCCTGCCCGGTGGCCTTCCTGCCGGCCGGGTTCTGTGTCAGGCCGATTCCTAACAGGTTCTGCGCGAGCAGCCGCTCGGTCACCGTCTGCGGCACCCGCAGCTCCATGACCTGCCCGGTCGCCGGGTCGATGATGTACTTCGCGGGCTGGCCCATCGCCTGTTGCGCCATTGAGAGCATGACCTGCTCGGGGGTCGGGTCCTCGAGCGGCGGGAGCGGGATCGGCGGGGGCTGGCCGACGTTGCCGATCTCGAGCGACTCCATCAGCGACCAGAAGTCGTAGTAGCCCATGCGCGCCAGCTGCACGCGGAGCATCTTCTGCTCGGCGGCGTTGATGGCGAGGAGCGAGTTGGGCGAGACGGTGAAGGTGATGAGCCGCCACATGGCCTTCGCGCGGGTGGAGCGGGGCATCGAGGCGTCGAACTCGGGGACGTAGCCCTCGTCCTCGGGCGTCATCGCGGGCACGAGCTGGCCGGGGTCGAAGTCGAAGTCCTGCAGGCTCACCCCATCCTCGCCGAGGATCGTGAGGCGCTTGGCGGTCGACTCGAACTGGAAGAAGTTGACCTTGAGCATCTCGGCGATGGGCCGCAGGAACGCCTCGAAGCGTCGGCCCTCCATGCGGATCTCGGGGGTGAGGGCCTCGAAGTACTTCTGGAGCGTGTCGCCGGAGGGGATTTGTCTGGCCTGGAGCAGGGCCTGGAAGTTGGCCGTGCCGGTGAGCGACTCGTGCTTGGCGAACAGCTCGCGCCAGAAGTCGAGCGCCCACGGCGGGAGGTTTACCGGCGGGAGATCCTTGATCCCGTCGCCCAGCCCTCCGTTGAGCTTGATGCGCGTGCCGGGCTTGCGGCGGTCGTAGGTCGCCATGAAGGTCTCGCCGACCTGGTTGCGGTCGTAGGCGACCTGCGGGTTCACACTCTGCTTGAAGGTCAGGAGGATGTCCTGCGCGATCGAGTTGATCGCGTCGTTGATCGGCATCGTGTCGTAGAGGAGCGGGATGCCGAGGAACTGCCACGGCACCTGCCACGGCATGTAGCGCGCGAGGGGGAACTGGCCGTGCAGGTAGGTGTTGGGGCCGTCGTAGACGATCGCGTCCGGCGTCCAGACGATGAGGCGGCCGTTGGGATAGAGCGGGTCGCCGGGCGGGACGACGTACGCCCAGTTGGTGCCGGGGTCGCCCATGACGACGGGGGACCCCGTGAGGTTGGTCGAGTAGTCCTTGAGGTAGGTGCGGTAGAGCAGGCAGTCACCCGAGCGCGGGCGCTGGGTGTAGGTCGAGTCCCTCAGGCCCCCGAGCGTGCCGGTGGTGGGGGAGACGATGCGGTTGAGCGTGGACTTGAAGCGGCCCATCAGCGTCGCGAGCCACGAGTCGGAGGAGGGCCGGAAGAGGTGCGCCTTGGTCGGGTAGAGGGCGCGCAGGGCGTTGACGGTGTACTCGTCGCGCAGGGTGAGGCCCTGCCACTTCTGCGGGTCCTTGAAGTTGCCGGGGCGGATCGGGAGCGTGTCGCGGAAGTCGCGGGAAACCAGCACGGTGTCCCCGCCGCCGGGCGCGAAGGGGTCGTACTCGACGACACAGTCGGCCGTGCCGGTCGTGATGCCGTTGATGACGACATCGGCGAGTTCCAGGTCCGCCATCGTCTGGATGTACCAGGCCACGGCGCGCTTGGTCAGGATGTGGCCGTGGTACTGGAAGGCGCGGTTGCCGGTGGTGTACTGGAAGACGGCCTTCAGATCGGTGAGGGCGGAGACGTGGGCCTGCACGGCCCTCCGGCTCTCGTTGAAGCGGGTGCGCGGGAGGTACCAGAGGTTGTCCTCGACCAAGTCGCGGGCGGAGCGCTGGTCGCCGCCGACGTAGCGCTGGGCGCGCTCGGCGAGGTCGAAGGAGGGGTCGTCGCGGTTGATGCGATCGCCCTCTTGGATCGCCTCCTTGAGCCAGCCGTGGGTGATCGGGTCGCCCGAGACGGGGGCGAGGGACTTGCGGTCGAGCGTGGACGTGGCGCTGGGAGGCGTCGCGTCGGGGGTGAGGGTGGGGATGACGGCGGCCATGCGGACCTAGTCTCTCATGGGGGAGCTAGAGGTGCTTCAGGCTGTCATTCTCCACCCCCTCGGCGGCCTGCCGCTGAGCGAGGGCGTCCTCGCTCCGCACGGGAACCGTGGGCGCCTCCGGGTGGTCGTGCCACTTCGATCCGTGGATCGCGCTGTCGTAGCGGTTGCTGCGGTCGTTGGAGTAGTCGCGCCAGACCATGATCTGGCCCTCGCCGTTCTTGGCCATCTGCTCCGACTCCTTCTCGATCCGCCGGAGGTCGGCGATGGACTCGACCCGCACCTTGCGGTTCCGCCCGTCGTAGGTCTCGAAGGCGGTGAAGGTCGGGCCGTGGCTGGCCGACATGCGGCCGATGGCGGGCATCCACTCCATGTACTCAGGTGGGTCGCAGATCGGACATCGTTCGATGTGGCCGCGGGCGCCGAGGCCGATCTCCACCGCGACATCCCGCTGGATGACGCCGCAGTGCGGACAGCAGAAGTCGTGGAGGGCGGTGCTCACGGCTCCCTCGCTCCGGTGGTCTCCTCCGTCTCGTCCGCTCGCCTGAGCGCCTCGATGAGCACCGCCGCGGTCGAGCCGCTCCGGAAGCGGATGACGCGCCCGCTGACGAGGACGACGTGGCCCTCGTCGTGGGCGCGCCCCGTGGACTCGGCGACCGCCTCGACCTGCGCGAGGGAGATCGTGACGCGGCGGCCGTCGTCGTCCGTGAAGGTGAAGGTGCCCCTCACAGCAGCACCTCCACTTCCTGCGCGATCCGGTCCACCACCTCCTGCAGCACCGACCCGAACTCCCGCCCCTCGCGCGCGGCCCGCGCCCGGATCTCGGTGAGCACCGCCGGCTGGAGCTTGAGCTTGTGCCGCCCGATGTCGAGGTCGTGGAGGTCGCGCGCGGCGGCGAGGAGCGCTTTGCCGTCGGGGATCGAGGGCCGGAGGAGGATCTCGGCGAGCTTGGCGACCTCGTCCCGGGCGAGCGCGAGGCCGCCCTCCTCGACCAGCGGGAGGGCCTTGGTCAAGACGCGGATGATGACGTCCTCGAGGAGGGGGGATTTGGTGCCGACGGGCATCTGCTGGAGGATGAGATCGGCGAGATCATCTGGAATCGTTACTCGCATGGCTCAGCCCTTGGCATCGAGCGCCGCGCGCACGAAGCAGTCCTTGGCTTCGAGCAACTTCCGAAGGCCGGCGGATTTTTCGGCACCGTCGGGGAGGGTGTGATCGTACTGGCGCGCGATCTCGGCGATCGGTCGACTCACGTCGGCGAGCGGCTGGGGGAGATGGGTGTACTCGAAGTAGCGCAGAATCGGTGCGGGCATGGGGGAGCCTCCTTCGGCTAGCGACTATAGCGGAACCACTGGGAATTGTCGAACAGCGAATCGGCGGCCGGGAGCCGGTCCCCCTCGAAGCGGGTCGTGACATCCGGGTCGCCCGGGTCCTCCTCGGGGCGGAGGAAGCGGTCTTGGTACTCCGCCGGGCAGGGCGTGTTGCGCCAGTCGCGGCTCTGCTGGTCGGCCTTGGTCTGGAGCAGGGCCTGCTCGGCGCTCCTCGCGCGCCGCAGCTCCTCGATCGGGGTGCGCTCGCCGCCCGCCTTCTGCCACGCGACGTAGATGCCGATCCCGGCGGCCATGACGCAGTCGTCGAAGGCGCCGGAGCGGGCCTCGCCGTCCTCCAGCCGCCCGGTCGGGGACTGGAAGTCGCGCAGGTCGGTCAGGGTCCACGGCGAGTGGACGATGAAGTCGGGCTGGTGGGTGATCGGGTCCACCGTGGTGAGCGCGCCGTAGAGCTTGCCGAGACCCGGCCTTGCGCGAGAGGCGCCGGGAGGGGTCGGCCGCATCAATGTACTCCCAGATGTAGAGGTTCCCGTAGCCGAGGTGGAGCTGGAGCGTGTTGAGCGTGACCCCGCCAGGGCCGACGTTGGTCTCCGGGCAGGCCATCGCCTCCACACCGTCTTCGTCCGTGTACCAGCGGCCGAGCGCGTCCATCACGTAGGCGAAGCTCGCCGGATCCCTGGAGTCGGTGATGAACTGCGCGACCTGCTCGGCCGGCTCCATCACGGTCGGGCAGCGGATGACGTCGCAGACCGAGCGGTCCTTCCCCACGCCCTCGGCGACGTCGGCGGCGAGGATGTAGCGGCGCGGGCCTTTGCGCCTGGGGGCAGCCCCCGCTGGCCCCACGAGGCAACGCGGTCGCGCAGGTCGGCCTGCGTCAGGGCGCGGAAGCCGTAGCCGTCGGGCAGGAGGATCGGGACGACGGGGCGACCGGCGCGCGCGGTCGGGTCGGGCGCGTCGAGGGTGGCCGAGGGGGTGAAGGGTCGGCCCTCCTCGGCGGCGAGCAGGCGCTGGCGCTCGTCGTCCACGAGCCGGGCGGCGGGCGTCTGGGGCCTCAGTTCGCAGACGACCAGGGGCGCCTTGGCGCTGTTGGCGATGCGCTCGGTGAGGTGGATCGGGAAGCAGGAGGCCGTGCTGAACTGGAACGCCTCCTCGTCGGTGGCCGGCCACTCCTCGAGGAACTGGTAGAGTCGGCCCTGCGCCTCGAACTCCTCGCGCTTCTTCTCCCACCAGTAGAGTTGCTCGCGTGTGAGGTGGGCCGTGCGCCCGAGGTAGCGGTGGGAGGACGCCTCGCAGGCCCGCGCGTGGGCGAGCGTCTCGTCGCGGGGTGACCAGGAGGCGGGCGCGGGTCGGCTGTACTTGCTGACCTCGGCGTACCACGGGATGAAGACGCCGACGAAGTCGCTCCCCTCGCGCAGGGTCGAGCGCCACTTGTCGTGCCAGTAGCCGCCGCGCCCCTTGGCGGTGGACTCCAGGATCCCGAAGGTGGAGATCTTGAGGGGGACGGCCGGGAAGAAGCCGTCGTCGAGCTGCTCGGGGTACTCCCATGTCGAGAGCTCGCTCAGGTGGAACTGCGAGATCGTCTTGCCGCGCCCGAGGTTCCCCTTCTGCCCGCCCCGCTCCTTGAGGCCGCCGCGCGAGGACTTGCCCCACGCCGCCCAGTAGACCGTGCCGGTGTCGAAGACCCGCCGCTCGCCGACCGCCTTGTTGCGGGTCGGGGGCTTGAGCCAGTAGGGGAGGTGCTCCAGCATGATCTCGAACATGCCGTAGAGGGACTTGCTGGCGTCCTCGATGTCGGAGGCGACCAGCGCGCGCAGGTGGCCCTGGGTCGTGACCTTGTGCGTGAGGATCGACTGCGTGAGGGTCGAGAGCCCGAGCTGGCGGGCCTTGAGCAGGAGCGCCATGACCGCGCCCCAGCCCTCGCGGTGGCACTGCAGCTCGCGCTGGGCGAGCCTGTCGAGCGTAATCGCCTGGCTCTCCCAGAGCGGGTAGAGCGGCTTGATCCCGGCGGCCTCGGCCGAGATGACGTGGTAGCGCTGGGCGCAGTAGGCGTAGTCCACCTTGGAGCGGAGTACCTCGTGCAGGATGAACTGCTGCTGCTCCCACGAGGGCGCGTCCACGGTACCATCCTCGTGGACGAGGCCGTCCAGCTCCTCCTTCATCTGGTGGCAGACGACGACGGGGTAGTCCTCGTGAAGCGGGAGGGCGAGTTGGTCGAGGAGCGGCGCGAGGGACGGATCCTGGTAGTAGCGGTCGATGGAGGCGGCAATGACGGTGGGGTGGAACATCGGATGTGGTCAGCGCCCACGAATCACGAAGCCGCGCGCCGGGTCGATGGGGAAGCGGAGCGCCGTGCCGTCCGCGAAGAAGAACTCGACGTAGATGCCGTCCTCGTCGTCGGGGTCGTTCCCGGTGATGTCGACGACGGCCTGCCCGATCAGATCCCTGAGGGCGGTGACCGCGCGGATGTTGGTGTAGACCTCGTCGTCATCAGCCATGCGCGTCGACCTCCGGCGCGACCTGGACGCGCTTGCCGCCGGACCACCGGACCACGCGATCGGTCGGACGCACGTCGACGTGCAGACCCCACGGGTAGATCCCCAGGCCGCGCAGGGGCGTGGTGCGCGCGGCGGCGAGGGCGATGGCGATCTGCTGGAAGGTGGCGGGGGCCAGATGCGGCGGCCACGCCACGTCCAGCGCGCGCCCCTTGACGTGCTGGCTGTTCGGCGCGGCGCCGGGGACGCGCGCGTTGTAGGCCGGGGTGCGGTACGCGCTCAGGACGCGGAGGGGGCGGTGCCCGGCCGCCGCGCGCAGGGCCTCGAAGACGGCCGCGAGGGCGGCGGCGCGATCCGCGCGCCACACAGTCGGGTAGGGCGTGCCGTCGCGGCAGGCCAGCTCCGCCCACGACAAGTGGGGGGAGGGGCCCGCCGGGAGGGTCGGCGGCGGCGGCGTCACGGGATCGGCGGGGGCCACGCGCGTCCTCGGTCGGGGGGTCACTCCGGGTCCGGGTCGGGGAAGGCCCGGCCGATCAGCGTGTACACCTGGCGCATCAGCAGGATCATCTGCTGCTCGCCCGCCGCCATCTTCGCGGAGTGATCCGTGAGCGTCGTGGCGTGCGTCTTGAGCATGGTTTCCAGCACCGAGAGGCGCAGGTCGAGCAGGTGGTAGAGGCGGATGGCCCCGCCGTAGAGACCGAGGAGGAAGATCACCGCCGTGACGATCTGGCCGATGTCGATCTGCCACGAGAAGGACACGGTGGACTCAGGCATCGCGGGACGCGGGTGGCTCAGGCGCGTCTGAGATTACCACGCCGTCCAGCGGAGGCGCGTCCGAAATGGAAGGATCGGCGGGGGGATGCCCCGCCGGTTGCACAGAAATCGCGGCACCGGACAGGCGCGAGCGGTCCGGGTGCAGGATGCGGTCGGTCGCGCCCACGAGCTGGGAGAAGAGCGTGCCGAAGGCGGCGGTCGACCCGGCGGCACCCTCGCCCCTGCCGCCCCCGTTGATGCCGACGGCGACGTTGGTCTGGTGGCCCTTGGCCTCGGGGAGGAGCCGGGCGATCTCCAGCACGCGGTCCTGGCGGTCGGCGTCGGCGGCGACGAGGACCTGGCCCTTCCCGCGGCAGGTCTGGCAGGGTTCTGGGTCGGGGTTGGGGTCGTCCTTGGTCGGGTCGGGCGTGACCTGCCCGACGCCGTCGCACTCGGGGCACTGGACGAAGTGGTTCTGCGCGCGGGTGACGATGTCCTGGACCACGGCAGGCAGGTGGTCGGCGACGATCTGGAGCGAGTGGGCCTGCGCGACCAGCAGGCCCGTCTCCTTGAGGATCTTGATCAGTTCGCCCGCGCGGAAGCCGGCGGCGATGGCGAGGTCGCCCACGCTTCTGGCGGCCAGCGCCGGGTCCTCGGTCCACTCCAGCAGGAGGTCCAGCCGCTCATCGGTGTGCGCGGTCAGGAGCAGGCAGGCGAGGAAGCGCTCCTTGCCGCGTTGGTCGCTCCCGCCCCCGAGGTCGCGGACGAACTGGTCGATCTTGCGGATGGCCGGGCGGTGGTAGGGCTGGGTGGCGCCGACGGGGGAGTAGCGGTCGAGGGAGGTGCCCATCGTGGGACCATCCTACCGCGTCAGTGCCCGCCCCGCGCGCCGCTGCTGCCGCCGGGTGAAGCGCCTGAGGTCGCTCGCCTGCCCCCGGTAGTCCATCGGCATCGGCGCGCGCAGGGTGTGGAAGGGGCTCCGCGCGAGCGTCCGCGGCGCGCCCGCCTCGGGGAGGTCCATCTCGGCCGGTCCCTTCATCAGGGTCGTGCCGTCGTCCGCCCCGGCGCCCAGCCCCACCGAGGGTGCGGTGGCGGACATGGGCATGGCGCCGCCGTCGGGGGACAACACAGGACGCTTCACCATCACCGACCTCCTCCTCCTCCGCTTAGACCCGACGCTCCCGCCGCCCCATTTCGCCCTCCAGCGCTCGGAACAGCTCCTCTTCGAACGGCTCCCGGCCGAGCTGCTCGATGAGCCGCGTCCTGATGGTCTCGACCTCGACGAGGAGCTGGGCGTCGGACTTGCCCAGCGCCCAGTCGGGCGTGCGCGCGGTGGCCTCGCGCAACGGGGCCTGGGACGCCGGGGGCAGGTAGTTGGCCTGGCGCGCGTGGACGAGCAGGAGCTGGTCCGGTTGAGGTGCGCGAGCTGGTCGGCGATCTGGTGGCGCTCGGCTCGGAGTTCGCGCAGGAGACGGAGGAGGAGGCGCGCGGCGGCGAAGAGCTTCATCGGCCCCGCTCCCGCCCGCGGCGTCGTCGCGGGCTGTCCTGCTTCTTCCCCACCCGCTCGGGCAGCCCCCGCTGCGGGCCGGACGCCTTCCGCCACCGCTCGGCGATGTCGGGGTGGCGGGCGTACAGGAAGGCTCTCTGCGCCTGGCTCTTGAAGGGCATCGCTCACCGCCGGCTGGACGACCGGCCGCCGTTCCCCCGCCGCGTTCCCGCCCGCGTCCCCTCCCGCGGCAGCGCGATGTCCCCGTGCCGCTGCCTCGCCTTGGTGCGGTAGCCGCGCAGCTCGCGCCAGCCCTCCTTCACGCCCTCGGGGATCGTCGCGGCGAGGGTGTCCCGGATGGTCATGACGGCACCGCGCGTCTTCTCCTCGGCGGTACGGACGCCGCGCTCGACCATGTTCTTCGCGTCGTAGAGGTTGACGGGCATCTCGGGCATGTCGCGGAGGGTAGCACACCTCGCGGAGTACGAACAGGGTGGGGGCGGTGGCGGGCGCGGATGCTGCGGGCGGAAGGGGCGCCGTCCCCAGGGAAGGCTGCTCACTCGGCGAGGAGAGGAGGACCTGGAGACGGCGCGGGCGAACACCCTGCAACGCGCGCGTGCGGGAGGGCGACGCGCCAGCAGGGGCAGTCGCCAACACGCGCTGGGTCGGAGGCGAGGCCGACTCGAGGTGGCGGGCTGCGGGTTTCAGCCTAGCCGGGGGCGGGGTCGGGTGTCAAGGGACTGTTCGCCGGGGCTTCGCCCACCGGAGGTTGTGGCTGGTGCGGTTGATGGCCCTCCCCGTAGCGGTTCTCCCCGGTTCTCGCCGCCTCCCTCCGCCTCACGCGCGCCTGTTCCAGCAACCGCTCCCGATTCCTGTCGTAGTAGCGCAGCCCGGCAACGCGCTGGGCGCGAGTCGTCCGGTAGTCCTTGTCTGGATTCTCGATGTAGGCCCGCACAGGTTCGCTGTCAGTCGCGTCAACGAGGACGTGCGCGCTCGGGGCGCTGTCGGCCCCGGCCCCCGCATCGACGCGCATCCCGCACCACGGGCACAGGAGGTAGTGGGTCGCTTTCCTACCCGTTTTTCCAACACACCTGCGGGAGACACAAAACAAAATAAAAAGATCGGCGAAGACGGGCGCGCTCGCGGGGCCCCAGGGCCGCCCCCCTTGCCCGGACAATGCGCGCGCTGTCGAGCTCGGGGGGGGGGGCCTGGGGCGGGATGCCTCGAGTCTCGCCGGCGACCTGGGGGGGGGCTGGGTGCAGGTGCCTGGCCTGCGCGAGCGGTCGATTCCTCGCGGTGCGCTGTGCGCTGCGCCCCTGCCGTTGTGCGCGCTGTGCCCCGCTATCCTCCGCGCCTGCCGACACTTGCGCGCGCGCGAGGTATGCGAGGTACGCGAGGGGCACCAGCACCGTGAGGCACGACACAAGATCCCTATTGACACCCCGCTGGTAAGCTGGTAGCATTCCCTGTATGGTGACGCACCCACACATAGACGCTGCACAGTGCGCTTGTCCGCTGCGTGCCGACATGGAGCGCAAACCTGAGTCAACCTCACTCACATTCCGCGCGTGGCGGCGAGTGTGTCAGTTTTACCACAGTGGTGTGGCTTTTTAACCACACAGGAAGGGAGTGTAGACCATGGTCCACTACAACCGTACGAACGGTTACGTCGCCGCATGCGATGGCTACGTACGCGATGTCTCACCAGACGAACCCTGCACGCTCATCCTGCACGAGACAACGTGTCTGGACTGCCAAGAGTTGTTGGAAGTCGAAGTACGGCCCGACGCCGATGTCTGCACCGTCTGCGGCGCTATCGGCCCGTGGTTCGGAGGTCCCGAAGCGATTTGTCCGTCTTGCCTGACACGGAGGTAACTGATCATGGCTCAGCAT